AGCTGGATTTGATATGAATGTTCCAATGTTTACTCAAAACTATCCTTACGCTAAGAATGTTTTGTCAGGTGAGGTTAAAGCCGATAGATACTTTGCTTTTATAGCTGAACAAGATGATATAAGCGAGATTGATAAGCCCAAAACATGGATTAAATCTAATCCACTGTTAGATGTGGATTCATTAAAAGGTCAAATCACTGATTATTTATCAGGAAAATTAACTCAAGCACGATCAGATGGAACTTTGAACAGCAAGTTAATCAAAAACTTCAATATGTGGCGTCAAGCAACCGAAGATTCATACATGGATGTAGAGACCTGGGAGAAAACCACTGTTGAAGAAAAGCCAGACATTCATGGTAAGACAGCATGGATAGGTGTAGATGTTGGTAAAAGCAGTGACTTGTTCGCAATCAGTTGGTTAATTCCAGATGAAGGAAAGTGGTTTGCTGATTCGTACGCGTTTGTAGGTACTAAATATGGATTAGACGCCAAAATAAAATCTGATCGTATGAATTACCGTGAACTGGAACGATTGGGACAATGTGAAATCACTAAATTAGATTCCGGAATAATTGATAACGAAAGAGTATTTGATTGGTTAGAGTCGTTTATTGAAGGAAACAGTTTAGATGTTCGTGGAATAATGTATGATCCTTATCAATCAGGTCAATTAGTTGCGTTACTTGAAAAGAGTCATCCAGAATGGCCGTTAGTTTCTGTGAGACAAGGAACAGTTACTTTAAATGCTCCAACAAAGGAATTTAGAGACGGCGTTATTAACGGAGATATTGTTCATTCTGATAGTGTGATTCTTAAAACTGCTGTTAACAATGCAGTTTTAATGACTGATAACAACGGCGTTCGTATCAATAAGAATAAATATTCTAATAAATTTGATGCTTTAGATGCCTTATTAGACGCTTATGCAATTTGCTTTACAGAGAACATAGACGATTATTTGACTGATGACTACATTATGTCGGATGATTTTGGATTTATTTAAGGAGGTCAGTATGAAGCTGATTTTAAAATGGATAACTTTAAATTTGCCACAGATCATACTAATTTGTGGTTTTTGTTTACTCTCAATAGGATGCTTTTTTATTAATTTACCAGCTGGTTTCATTGCAAGCGGTATTTCATTAATAGTTCTTGCAGTTGTTGCTAACCAATCCGAATAGAAAGAAGGTGAATAGATGAGTTTTTTTAGAAGTCTCGATGATAGTCAACAAAAAGATTGGTTAAGAGACTATTTAGATGAAGGAATTCTACCAAGTAATAACGGGTATACAGGTATCGGTGCATTAAAGAATTCTGATGTACTTACTGCCATTTCAATTCTAGCTAGTGATATTTCCAGATTTTCAATCATTCAGATAAAGGAATCTGATGACTCAATTGTAAGTGACGACACAATCACGTATTTACTGAATAAAAAGGTCAATGCACAAATGTCAGCTCGCGACTGGAAATTTGCCATGCTAGTAAATGCAATTTTAACAGGAAATTCATATACAAGGATTATCAGAGACCCACAACCGTATAGTAAAACATCTGGTAAACCAGTTGAGCTTGAATTCTTTCCACCATCTCAAGTAACGATTAATTATCGTGATGATCCTAAAGACGGAAGACAGTATTATTACACTTTTAGTCCAGTGGATGGTCGTAAGCAGTTTGATTTGCTACCTGATGATGTGATTCACTTCAAGTTTTTTACGAATGACGGAATTGTTGGCCGCTCTCCACTGCTCTCACTTGGTGATGAGATGGGATTACAACAATCGGGTGTGAATACACTTGGCAAGTTCTTTAAAAACGGTATGAAAGGCGGAATTTTAACTCTTAAAGGGTCAAAGCTAAGTAAGAACGCGAGACGAAAAGCACGTAGTGAATTTGAATATGCTCAATCTGACTCTGGTAATGGACCAATTGTCGTCGATGAAACCATGACATATCAACCGTTAGAAATTGATACAAGTGTTTTAAATCTAATCAATTCAAACAATTGGTCTACTAATCAGATTGCCAAGGCTTTACGAGTTCCAGCCTATCGATTGGGAATCAATAATCCTAATCAGTCGGTTAAACAATTGAATGCTGGCTATATTCAATTCGATATGCCGTTCTATACAGAATCAATCATCAGCGAATTTCAAATGAAGCTGCTAACTGATAAGGAACGACATAAATATCGTTTTGAGTTTGATACACGTAAGGAAACAGCTAGAGACGTTACTGAATTGACGGCATTGGAAGAACACAACGTACTAACGCCTAATGAAGTTAGATCAGAGTTAGGAAAGAAGGCTGATAAGACTAATAAACAAATGGATCAGTATCAATCTACTTTGAACACTGTGGAATTAGGATTTAAACAAAAATATCAAGAAAATAACAAGACACAACTGAAAGGAGGTGATTCAAACGGGAAAGATGGAACTAAGAGCGACACCAACGGAAGTCAAAATTCGTAGTGCAGAAAATGGTAAGGAATCGCGAACCATTGAAGGTTATGCATTGAAATTTAATAAACGGTCACAACCTTTGATGGGTGGTTACTTTGTAGAAACGCTTGATAGTCACTGTTTAGATGGTACAGACATGTCAAACGTTGTTGCCACTTTTAATCATGATGAATCTAAACTACTAGGCCGTTCAGGCGTTAATTTGACACTTGATAAAGACGATGTGGGATTGAGATTCAAGATTGATTTACCAAACACGACACTTGCCAATGACGTACTTGAAGAAGTACGTATGGGAATTCTCTCTCAATGTTCATTTGCATTCACATTGCCAGACGACGATGCAGATGTGTGGACACGCTCAAACGAAGAAGGTGTCGAATACAAACGTACAATCCTATCAATTGACAAGTTATATGACGTATCAGTAGTAACCACGCCTGCTTATCAAGATACCAACGTGTCTGTTGGTGCACGATCCAAACAAGCCGTTGAAAAGCTCAAAGGTGAGTCGTTAAAGAAAGTCAGAGAGCTTAAACGGCAAGAAGCTTTACGAAAACTAAATATTGAATTTTTGAAATAGGTCATCGATTAAGTTCGGTGGCTTTTTTTAGTACAAAAAATAAGGAGATTTTACATGATTTTAGATGAAAGAATCAAAGAACTTCGTAAGAAAATCGAAGCCAATAAAGAAAAAAGAAATAAGGATGCTGAAGAAGCTCGTTCAATTTTGAATGATGAAAAATCAACTGATGAACAAATTGAATCAGCTAACAAAACTGCTGAATCACTTCGTAAGCTTGATGAAGATATTAAGGCTGATGAAGAAACCTTAAGAGGCTATGAAGCAGCACGCAAAACACCTTCTGATCCTATCGCACCTAAGGGCAAAAAGCGTGCAATCGAAGATCCTAAGGAAGAAGAAAAGCGTTCATTGAATAACTTCTTGCATTCTAAGGGCGAAACCCGTGATGGTATCACAAGTCCTAATGTTAGTGTAACAATTCCAGAATCAATCGTTTATAGTCCTGAAAATGAAGTTAAATCAGCAACTGATTTATCTCAATTGGTTCAACACTTTACAGCTACAACAGCTAGTGGTGAATATCCAATTTTGAAACGTGCAACAGCAACACTAAATACCGTTGAAGAATTGGCAAAGAATCCTGAACTAGCAAAGCCTGATTTTGAAAAAATTTCATGGAAGATTAATACATATCGTGGCGCTATTCCTATTTCAAATGAAGCTATTCAAGATTCAGCTATTGATCTAACTGGATTGGTATCTAGAAACGCTCTAGAACAAAAGATTAATACAACTAATGTTGCTATTTCAACAATTCTTAAATCATTCGCAGCAAAAACAGTGGCTGGTGAGTCTGTAGACGATATTAAACATATTCTCAACGTTGACCTTGATCCTGCTTATAATAAGGCAATTGTTGCATCACAAAGCTTCTATAACTATCTAGACACTCTAAAGGACAAGAACGGTCAATACTTGCTACATCAACCAATTGCTGACGGTTCACCAGTAACATTGCTAGGTGTTCCCGTGATTATAGTTGAAGATACTGCCTTGGGTCTAGCTGGAGAAGCTCACGCTTGGATTGGTGATTTGAAACGTGCCGTTGTTATGGCTGACAGATTGGATATTCAAGTACGTTGGGTAGACAACGACATTTACGGTCAGTATCTACAAGCGGTTACACGTTTCTGTGCTGTAAAAGCTGATGAAAAAGCTGGTTACTTCTTAACACAAGGTG